TTTTGGAATAAGGGGGGTCGTTTACGAGAAGAAATCTTCTAAAGTATTGACCTTTTCGGCAGACCAACCCACAGCTTCGAGGATCTGGTCTATCGGTTTGAGAAAAACCTTGTCGAATTGAGTATCGTAGTCGATGTAAGGGCCGAGAGCAAACTCCTGTGGTAGCTGTCGTGGGAACGAGATCATGTTCTCTCGTAGAGGGTTGGGAACCTTCAGATACACATACTTGATCTTGTCGCCAGATATGACCTTTTCGTACTTCTTTGAGAGTCCCTTCTGTTTTAGGAAGTCGTTGTAGAGAATACAACCACGAACATGCATCGGGGTCCCTTTCTTATACAATGAGTGACCACCTCGTTCAACAAACTTGTCGATGTTGTCTGTGCCAGAATTCTTGGCAATTTCTTCAATCGGCAGATTCCTGAATTCTTCTCGGAAGTCTTGAATGAACACCTGAGTCTCAGTTTCGGTGCCTTGCATGATGACTTTGAAAACCTCTTTCATCTTGTCGCGACAGACTTCTGGGGTAGACGATCGGACAGATTCGAGGCCTGTGACTGAGATCTTGGGGGTTTCGTAATGGACACCTTCACTGTTCAAGGTGTTCAGTATGTATCGTTTCTTGGCAACGAACAGACCACGGTCGTTGATCTTCTCTCGTTTCATCGACATTGCCTGCCGATATGCACCTAGGTCGTCTGCCAATTTCTGGTACGCATCTTCGATCACTTGTTCAATTTTTGTTGAGCAGATCTTGTCTAGGAACTCTTCACCTTTGATTCGATCAATATCAGTGGTGCCAAACACCTCTAAAATAACCGGTGCAAAATTGACATAGATTGAATCGGTATCAATATAGATGATATAATCCTCGTCTTCAGTCTTGAGCAATTTGTTCAAATAGGCATTCACAGCCTGTTCAGCATATCGGATAGACAATTGACCAGAGGTGGTAATCGATTCTGCCATCTCATTAATATAGTATGCAAAGTAGACATTGGCAGTAGCACCGTAGAGGCTGTTCATAGAGATCTTGATAGCCATCTGGGAGTTGTGTAACTGATTTGCCTCTTGCTTGAGTTTCTGTCGTTTCACCAGATCGGTCTCGATCTCGAGTTTCTTTTCAACCTCAATCATCGTACGCTTTATTTCAGATCGGTTCTTGTAGTATTCATCAATGATCTCGGGAATCATACCTAGTTTATCATTTCTAAAGCAAACACCATTCGCCGTGACCGAGACAGATTTGTCATCGTTCTTATAGTCACCAGCAAGAACCATGTCCTGAGTCACATATTCCCTACGATCGGCAAGATAGGTCTCGGGTGACATATTGTACTGCATCATCAAGTGTGGATATAGGCTGTTGAGGTCAAAAGATACGACCCAAGGGTGGAGTCCCACTTTGGGATCTTTTACATAACCGCCAACCAGATCACCACGGACACCCTGTCCGGTTTTGATGGGTGGAGCAATCTTCTTGTTCATCAACCTACGATACAGGATTGTTTCCCATATGCCCACAGTCCCGAATGCTTCGACATAGTTCACACCACCAGCATAAGCCATGGTCATCACGAGAGCCAGAAGAGCAGTCTCATCCTCCAGCCTTTCGATCAGTCGAGTGTCTTGGATATTGTAGTCGAGGTATAATTGGGGATTCTGTTCATATAGGGCAGTAAGAGAGCCGTATTCTGAATAGTCAAGTTTCCTATCGCCTAGAATTACATGAGCAATATGATCTAATTTAAAAGACTCTTGAGGTCCGTACTTGTAACCGAACTTCTTGAACGCATCCATGTAGTCAATGACAGATACGCCAGAGATATGATAGGTCGATTGATCTTTATCGAATATCTTTCTAGATTTCTTGCTGATGTGCTTCCAAGGCGAGAGTTGTTTTGCCAAATCCTCACCACAGGTGTTGAGAATCCGAGTCACAATGTACATGATGTCGAAATATTCGACGTTCCAGCCGGTGACGATATCTGGGTAGTCTTGTTTCCAGAGTTCTACGAATCTACGAAGCAGCTGCTGTTCTGTATCGAATTTGATGAAGTTGATATTCTCTGGGTCGATATCAGTAACAGTGGCATACTTGTCGTAGTCTTTCCGACCGAGAAGCCAGTAGGTATCTGATTTGGATGATTTGTACGAGATCGAAGTGATTTCATTAGAAGCCAGTTCGATGTCAGCAAATCCATCACTGATGTCGACCTCAATATCAAAAGACACGATGTTGATGTCCTCGATATTGAACTTGATATCATTCGGAAACAGATCATGAATTATCGCAGACTGGAACTTGGTATTTCCACAGATCTCAATACCACCGACATCTTTATACTGCTCGATAAAATCTTTGGCTTCTTTCATCGAATCAAACTTCATCGGATGCAGAGGCTTTTCTGTCAGCAGAGATGTGTGGGTTTCACCACCCTTCTTGTTCGGAGCTGTGATATAGAGAGTGGGTTTGTATGGGATCTTGTGGGCCACACGTTTGCCATCCTTGTAACCACGATATAGGATGTTGTTGCCGAATCTCTCAACGCTAGTATAGAATTGCATTCACTTCTCCATTTTGGATGACCATCTTATCACATAAGTGATCAGTTGTCAACCTATTTTTGATCATGCAACCTCACTGAAATTTCCGACCTTCTTGAACCGAATATGGTTAGCAAATTTCTCTGCAAATTGATCACCACGGTGACTGATCACAAAGATGTTGTCGTTGGCATTCAAGTTGTGTAGGGTCTCAATCAATGATTCGATTCCCAACCCATCGAGAGCTCCATCTAATGTTTCATCGAGTACCAGCAGATTGGTCGATACAGAGTTCCTGAGTTTGGCTACAGACCTCCAAGCCAACATGATGGATAAAGATATTCTCAATTTTTCACCCTCTGAGAACGACCCATACGAGAAGGAATCACGGAACCTAGACCGAATAACCTCATTGAAGTTCTCATCGAGATGGAAATCTACAAACAGCTCGAAAGCAGATAGATATTTATTGATCAGTTTGTTCATCACAGGAATGTACTGCCGGATAATTCTTGTCTTGATGCCACCATCTTTGAGAATGGTCGATACCACATTCAAGGTAGATTGATCCTCGAATAAGTCCTCGCGTTCTTTCTGGAGTGTACAGAATTGCTTCTTGAGTTTTTTGAGTCCAGTCTTATCAACCTTTTCTACTTCTTGTTCAGCAGATTCTAGTTCTGCCTTATATGACTGAAGGGCATTTTTAGAAATCCGAATCTCACCACGCTGTTCACTGATGTCAAGATTTTTTGATTTGATTTCATCTTCTACCTCTGAGATCTTATCACTTCTGGTTTTGTATTCATCAATCTTGACTTGAAGTTCGGCGATTCCTTTCTCAAGCTCTAGAGCCTTTGTTTCTTTTTCGTAGGTAGTTCTTGTCTTAAACTCATGATCTATTCCTTGCTTACACGTAGGACAATTATCATTATCGTGATAGAACAATATTTCTTTTTCGTGGTTCCTCTTTGATGTTTCTAGGTCTCTTTGAACAGATATAGTCTTTTCTAATTTAGCCTTATTAGAATGCTTGTCTTCAATTTGATTGATCATTAGCTTAATAATAGATTCAATAGACTCAATCAATTCTTGCTTTTCTTCTATTTTAGAAATGTGTTCTTGCATCTTATCTTTGATCTTGTCGACCTCAGTCTGACGAATCTTTGTGATAGCCTTATTATTTTCTTCGGTCAATGAAATGTTCGATTCTATGATCTCACTCTGGTACCTATTCTCCGAAATGGCTTCTTTGGTCTGAGACAACCTATCCTTTGCCAATATATTCATTGTGCTGAATACCTGAATATCAAGTAGGTCTTCAATGATGTCTCGACGAGACTGCGCAGGGAGCTCCATAAAAGGCACATAGGTTGCGCTGCCCAATACCACAATCTGGTTGAAGGACTTATAGTTGATGCCGAGGATGTTCTGTTCCAAAAATGCTTGATAGTCTTTCTTGGCCGAATCTTGATTGATCAGTTGACCATCTCGAATGATCTCAAAAATATTTGGCTTAATCCCACGACGAATTCGATATTCAGAACCACCAACACTAAATTCTAATTCAACCAGTAGGTCCTTAGAATTCACAGCATTCAATAACTGTGGTTTGTTGATCTTTCGAAATGGCTTACCATACAGACCAAAGACAATGGCATCTAAAAGTGTGGATTTACCAGCACCATTAGAACCACTGATGAGAGTAGAACTCTTTTTGTCTAGATCTATTGTGGTAAATGCATTTCCGGTCGATAAAATGTTTTTATAACGAAGTGTTTTAAACTGTAATCTCATGCTATATTCAATGCCTCTTGATATAACTCATCCACCGTGCGTTTGATGGCGTTTATATCTGCGTTTGTTTCTAACGAGTCAATATAATTATGTAGGATTTCTTTGGTGTCTTTAGTTTCATCGAGGATTTCTTCAACCCCAGCAGATTCTAAATTAAGAGCATCGTCCACCGCTTTGATGTCTGCCACACCTTCATCATTTAACCTATTCATAAACATGTCATAGATGTATGCGTTCGTGCGATTCTTTACGATCACCTTGATATAGGTATCCTTATAACCTGATGTGTCAAAATTGGCCACATCATCGATTGTCATATTAGTGTCATCATAGTCGATCTTGTGGAACATCCTGTGGGGGTTCTCAATCTTGATCATCTCACGTGTCTCTGTATCAAAAACATGGAACCCACGGGAGCCTTTATAATCTGACCAGGTCATCTCATAAGGAGCACCGAGATACTCTATGTTCTGATAACGTGATGGGTGATGAAAATGTCCAGAGTAAACAGACTCGAATCCTTTGAACACGTTCATATCAATACCATCATTGCATGGCATACCTTTCATCATCTCAAAGCCTTTTACCTCTAAGTGGCCCATGACAATGTTTGCATCTGTATTTGAAATGATTTTATAATTTTCTTGTTCATTATCTTTGCATAGCCATGGCAACATTAAGAATTTGGTCGAACCCAACACAAGCTCTTCGGCCTGACTTTCATAGATCTTGAATGTCGGATAATCATCCAATAACAGTTGCATTGAGTTGACTTCATTTGTATTCGTGTAGAACGTGCAATGATTACCAACCAAGGCATGAAAATCGATATTTCTTTTTGCCAACTGATCGAATAAAAAATCCTTGCTATTCTTTAGACTTCGGAAATTGATATACTTCCGACGATCGAACGTATCACCCAAATCAAACACAGTATCAATGCCGTGCTCATCGATATAAGGAAAAAATACTTCCATAAAGAATTTTTCTTGGAAGCGAGAAAAGAGTTGGCTATCTCCCCTGCCTCCAATATGAATATCTGTTACAATTGCTATCTTCATTTAACCTTCTTTTTAGCTGTTACCATTTTTTCTTCAAATTCGTTCACGAACTCATTGATGTATTCTGGGGGTGTGCTAAGTTGAATACTATTGTCGCCGGAGTTTTCAATTTCTTGTTCGAGCATCATCATCTGCGATGACTTAAACTTGATATACATCTGCTTCTTTTCTTTCTGAATACGTCGAAGGAAAGCATACCAAATGATCTGCGTGAAATAGGCAAAAGGATTTTCTGATTTGTCAGGGTTAAAGTTATGAATGTATTGCACACAGTTCTCAATTCCATCTGAGATCATATCATCCTTATATGAGTAACCAGAGAAATTGGGTTTGGTGGCCAATCGGTTCGCGATGAGGAAAATACATTCGCCGATATACTCTGGGATTCTTGGTAGGGGATCTGCTTGGGCTTCTGCCTCTGCAACCTTCTTTTTATATTCAATCAAGGCATGCAATAAATCTTTATTATTGACGTAATTCCTTTTCTTTGCCATACTGATAACTCCATTGGTCAAAATTTCAGGTGATATCTTATCATAAAAATGTGGGAAAGTCAACAACTATAACAAACTAATGGAAAATGAAAAATAGTTGTTGACAACAGCTACGTAGCGTGTTATAATTCTTTTATCGGTTCGAAGAGATACATTAAATCTCTATATTGAAAATCTTAAAAGGGAAAGATTGGTCAGAATAAATTTCGATTCTTTTCTTGAAATGCCTCAAAGTATAATTCTCAAATGAACCAATTGAAAGGTCATCAGCAATATCATAGAGTGTTGCTTTGTCTGCATCATTACCTTTTCTTAATGTTCTACCTATAGATTGAAGTACTTTGACTTCAGATTTGCTTCCTGAAGCGAATATCACATTATCAAGCTTTTTCAAGTTAACACCGGTCGAGAATACTCCATAAGAAGCCAATATGTCATGGCGTTTCTCGGCATCATTTTCTACCAGATTTCGAATGTCTTCTCTGTCACTTCCTTTAACTCCACCATAGATGAAGTGTAACTCTCTGCCTTCCTTGCGAAGCAGAGGTTCTAAAATTCGACCATGTTTTTCTACAAGATCAAATAAAATTAAATTATTTTGTCCTTCAAGACTCCAGACCAAGTTTCGAATGAACAGGTTTCGTCTTTCATGGTTGGTCAGATATTGTCGTTCAGCCGGATACTTCTGAGTACCACTCTGGAGTTTGTTCAGGGCATCTCTAAAAGATTTTCTTGCGTCTGGCTTATGAGACAAGACAATTGCTTTGACTTCGAAATCAGCAATGGTTCCAGCATCAATCAAATCCTTTGTGCCAACAAATCGATTCACCTGGCCAAAACATCCTTCTAGAACCAATTGATGTGTTTTTGATTCATCTGATTTGAGGGTTCCAGTGAAGCCATGACGATAGTCACAATCAACCAATTTTTCCATAATTGTCGTGAGTGATTTGGCTTGGAAATTATGAGCCTCATCACCCAGCACACATCGAAATTGATCGAACCAAGCTTTGGGTTGTTTGACTAAAGATTGCCAGGTCGATATCACTACTGGAGCAGAAGTATTCTTATCGACGCCACCTTTGATTGTGTAGATATCATCTGGATTGCAACCGTAGTCTTTAAAGTCACCTGCCATCTGATAGACCAGGCCGATTGTAGGTACGATGATCAATGTTCTGTGACCAAAGGCTTGAAAATAATGTTGTTGAATCAAATAAATGATTAATGATTTACCAGATGATGTTGGAGATAGAGACAGAGATCGCTTCTTACGAAGTGCTGTCACCACATATTCATTCTGATAGTCACGAGGAGTGAATTTACATCCAACCTCTTTCGCTAGTTCATATGCATAATTGTCGTCGATTTTTTCATCTTGCATTCCATCGGGCACTATGACCTGATAATCCCTGTCTTTACAGAACTGGACTACATGGGGTAACAATCCAACATAAAGAATAGGCTTGAATGGTGAGAAAAGTCGAATCCAACCATCCCACACTCGCATCTTAAACTTGGGATTAAACTGGTAGCCGGAAGGACGGAAAGAGAAATGATCAGATATCTCTTGTTTAATAGAGGCGTCAGTCACTATTCTCATATGTACCGAATTGAGATATTCTATCTCGACAATATCAGTCATTACAATTTAACAGCCAACAAAACCAAAATGGAAAATAGAAGAAGATTGGTGAAAAATAATTCAACTGCTAGAATGGTGTGGTACCAGGTCCACCGAGCTGAATATTTGTGAGTAGAGAATACATCTTGAACGATTTCACTATCACCATCGGGTAACTTATTATCGATGATTTCAAGTACAGGATCACGAGGGTTCTTATCGATCCAGTCGATAATTTTCTTAATAATCATAATCAATATTCTCCGGCCTGAAATTTCATTACGTCAATCATCGATTTGATTATGAAATTTCTTGAATGTATAGACTTAATAATATCCTCAAGGTAGTCAGCACGGGCAATATGATAATCGATCTTGAGGCTTAGGTTGATAATATCTGGATCCGCCTGAGTATATTTATCTAAATCTTGTCGAATTACTTTCAGTTGGAAAGGCTTCCAGCCTCGTTCCTTTAGATCTTCTTCTGCCATGGACCCACTATAATATTCAGACTTTGCCAATTGCAATTCTTTCAATTGAGCCTTAAACTTCTTGACCAAAAGAGCTTCTTTAAAATACATATTGTAATACTTAGAATGTAGCTCTGGGATTCGCCTTGACGCGAGAACTAGGTTGGACTCATCAATTGGTGCATCTGAAGCCCACATAGAGCCGATGTCTTCAATACTCATAATTTAACTTCCGCCATTTCAAAATAGTATTATATCATATTATTTAAGAAAAGTCAATCCTAGAATAGAGGATACGTTCAGCCTCTTTTAGATCGTCAATGATCGATGGGTCATGGGCAACCATATTATCGATTATACGCTGTTGTTGATCTGAAGAATATCTGACGTTCATATATTCGTTTTGTTCGATTAGGTTCAATTCAGCCTCAATGTCGACATCATCACGGAAAGAGAATTTTTCTCTATTGTCGCGTATGAGATTAACAAAATCAGCACCGAGATTTCGAGGGCCTAAAAAGTGTACTGGGACAGATGGGTCAAAATAATGAGTATCGTACCACTCCTCGACCTCCTCCCAAGTTCTTTTCTTTGTAAAGAAGCTATCATCTACCCAATCAAGATATCGAAACGTGACCATTCCTAACCGATATGGTCTGTTAATATGTCTAGGATTTTCTTGTGCAGTCAATGGAGTTCCGCATGGAAACCAATTGACTGCTCTTCTACAAAACTCCCACACATGATCTTTATAATCAGGGTGATTTGCTCTGAAATTAATTTTGTGTGGACCCACAATTTCTTCATTGGCCCATGTTGAGATGTAAATTGATACTGGGTCTCTAAGGGAAGAAAATATCACCCTATCTTTAAATTCTTCTTTATTGTAGTTAAGGAGTCTGCCGTGCCTATCGTCATGGATGGAACCAGTTATATTCTGGAATCCAGACACAGACCATCCGGTACAAATCCTCGAAAGATTTTTTACAATGAAAGTGGAGCCGGTTTTTGGTACATCAATATAATATGCGTCTTTCGATACGATCATTCAATGTCCGAAACTTCAAAGGATTCATAGCGTAGACTTAATGTACAGAGGACAGGGGGGACATCAGAACCAGTAACAGTCATATCAAGCCCACTAATCCCTGTAGGGAAAGCATCAAAAAAAGTGAATTTGACATTCGGATTCTTTTTGCTATTTTGGATGATAATGGTAATATCGGTCGTAAATCTGCCGACAGTTTCTTTCCAATTCTTATATTGATCACTAGATTTTGGTGCACCGATTGCCTCTAACCAAGTCAGGCATTCGACATAGTTCTTCATGTTTTCGTCTACGACAAAATCGATTGACAAATCACCGTATAACAAGCTATCCGGTAGGTTATACATTTGCCGCAACGGACTGCCAAGCCCAGGTGGTGTACCAGCAATTTCAGGTATAGAAATACTTTGACAGAAAAATTCAGTGGTGGGTAGCAAGTCAATAGAAAGATCGAACCCAGCAGGAGATAAATAGTTAGTGATCATTGGGTATTACCTAATAGTCTTTATGTCTTATTTATGATGGAGCAGCATTGAAGTATTTCCCTCCTAATATGCCAAGCGATAATTCTGATTGGCGACGCATTGTCGAACTTGACTGTTATTCTTATTTCAGAGAAATCCTGCCCGAAGATATCGTGGTGGATGTTGGAGCAGCTGCTGGATTATTTACATGTAAGGCGTTGGATGCCGGAGCAGATTGTGTTTATGCTGTAGAACCAGATCCTATTGCAATTCAAAACATTCAAAAAAATGTCGGCGAAGATAATCAAAGAGTAGTCATTGTACCTAATGCACTAGGAACAGATCTAAGTTGGAAAGATTTTTTAGTGAATTACAATATTGACAAGATCGATTTTCTCAAAATCAATACCGGTGATACCTCTTTTTATAGTATCCTCACCCCTGAACATGTGGAATGGTTTCGATGGAACGTGAGGCATATAGCATTAATGATATACCTTACAGACGATACTATAGAGCAATTCATTGATTGGCGAAATGCATTTTTAAACCGATGGGAGTTCGAACTTTTTGGAAATAAGATCCAAATATTCGGACCAAAAACCTGGGGCTATGGTGTCCCAGGCTGGTATTTCAGAAATGATAGTTATCTCAGAAGCAAAGAATGGAAACATTCCCAACACGGTGACACGATATTAATGTATATTACCAATTGGTGATGTATAACATAAACCCAGAAAATATATTGTTATGTGGCCACTGACCAGTTTTGAATTCAGTATCATAGTTGCCATGGAACTCATATTCATCTTCACGAGACATATATCGAACTTTATTGAGGTCGAAGTGAGTCCCAATCAACTCTCGTACTCGCATCCATTCCCAAGGTGCCTCTCTGAAACAATTTAAATGGAATTCTACAGACATGTGTTTGACATGATTACGAAGAAAGAATATATTTTCTTCAGTAAAGATATCATATTCAGAACCTTCGATATCGACTTTTAGATAATCAATGTGTTCGATCTTGTATTTTTCCAGAAATTCTTTAAACGACATCATGGACAAATTTACTTCATCGGAATACACATAATTGTGCAATTTCAAAGAGTATCTTTTCTTATCACCTATCATGGTATGAATAGGAACAACAGGACAATGACCATGTTTCAGCCAATAAGGACTCAGATTCTTAATAGTGGTTTCTATGTTTTGTTTACTACCCTCTACAGCATATACTTTCTTGGCACCTTTGTCTAGAGCGTGAAGGGTAAACATACCAATACATGCTCCTAGATCGACTACGACGTCACCAGGCTGTACCTCGTACCACCAATCATAATCCATCCGCTTGAAAAATTCATGATACATTGTTCCCAGTGACCGCATCGGAATGCCAGTGGCATCAATGTACTCGTTTAGGTTTTTATCTCTTTGGTTGAAGTGGGTTCTTCTTGGGCCATCATATTCAGTTTGCATTCAATTCATCCAAGTCAGCAAGAAACTGATCTTTTGTAGTTGTAGTTTTCCAGAACTTTAGTTTCTTTTTAGCTTCAGTGATGAACCTTTTGAATACTGCGGGCTCTGATTTCATGATCGATGATATAGGCATTGCCATTAATTTGGTGACCTCTTTTGTATCACACTTTGTAATAGTCATAATACTTTTTATCAGGTCATTCTTATTTAGACTCATTATGTCAATCTGCCCAGAGCGAACTCCTTCAACAAAAGCCAATCTGATTTCCAACCATCGAATTTCAGCTTCATATTCAGCGGTGTTTTTCTCGATTCGTTTTGAAAGGAAATCACTCCTCCAGTCACAGAAATCTTTAATTAGATCTTCAGCTGTATTGTATTCTTTCAATTTGCCATCAGGTCCTATCACAGTCATATTTTCTGTAAAGGACTTGGTTAGCTTGAATTTAGAATAGATTTGTTTCGTGTTCCATTTGGCAGAACTGTTCTGCTTTAATTTCACCTCGAATCGAAATCCGTCCTTGTCACATCTATCTTCATAACTGACAATATCACCATCATCTTCTAGTGAATCGAGAATCTTTACATATGACTCTCGATCGTATCCGTATGGAACCTCAGTAATTGATAGCGTGGTCTTTGTCCTTTTTCGATAATTGCCGAAGACGGTAAATTTACTTCCATCGGGATCGGCCTCAACCCTACCGGTAAATTGGGGAAACGTGATCGGCAAACTGCTTGTGATTTTCCCCGTCGCGACATATTCTTTACAGGCCTGTGCAACATCTAAAGGATTTCTTGGAAGACTAAGATGGGCAAAGCCAGTAGCAATACCGCGTTGTCCGTTGACAAGTACCAAAGGAATGATTGGGACATAGAATTTAGGTGGCTCATGTTCAGGATCCTCGTGTGTGAGTGACAAATCAATGTCGGTAATATATCTATTAAAATTTTCAGATAGTCTGGTGTAGACATATCGAGCAGCACCTGCCTCTTGGACAAGTCGTGTTCCGAATGAACCTCGGCCTTCAACCAAACATACATTGTTATTCCATTCTGCAGCCATCAATTGTCCAGCAGCTGCAGCAGAAGATTCGCCGTGATTGTAACCATAATCACTGATGATACCCGCAACTGCAGAAACCTTCTTAAATTCTGACTTAGAATTCTTAATGGATGAATAGAGATAGAATCGTTGGACTGGTTTCAAACCATCAATCATGTTAGGAATAGCCCTAGCCTCTACCGTGTACATCGCAAAGTCTAACCATTCATTCTTGGCTACATTCGATATCGGATATTCATTCGCCGAATCTTTTACGAATGTTGTTAAATCAGTCATACCATATACTCCTTTCGAAGGTTTGAATTTTTTCCAAACATCATTTCAAAATATTTTGCATCATCAACTGTGACTACATCATATACAGGCTGGTTAACGATACGATCGTACTCTTCTTGTCTGAGACTTGCAAGACCTTTAATGTATCGATGTTTGCCATCTGATCGTTTCTTTCTTTCATGAGCCTCTTCATAGGTGTAAGACCAGGTATTCCAAGTTTCATCACCCCTCATGCCACCTTTGATCCCGCCCTCGGTGATCATAATCGGGGTTCGTGTAATCATCACACGACGCTCTTCTAACAGCCGTGGCCAGAATCTATAAAAGAAGGCAATCAATAAAGGAGCAATATGTCCGATTCCATCATGGTCAGCATCTGTCAGTGTGGCAATTCGACTGTATGTCATATCATCGACACTATCAGGGTCATTGATATTGAGCCCAAGTACGGCGATCAACTCACTCAGTTCTTTATTCTTTAATACATCGGCTGGTTTCATATCCCACGTATTCATAATCACACCACGCAAAGGAAACGCTCCAACCTTCTTAGCATTACGTACCTTCAACAAGAAGCCCATGGCAGAATCACCCTCGACAATCTTCAGTGTAGTGTCTTTACCAGTAGCTGCAATGTGTTTGGCGACCTTGACTTTTTTCAATTTCTTTTGAGCCTGAGCAGCAGCACGTGCATCAGCAGCCATCTTCTTTGCCAATTGAGCCTCAATAATAGGATCAATGATATCCGGTGTGTTTAGGACTTTCTTAGCAATTGTTTGTAGATCTTTAAGATCAGCCAATTCATAATGTTCTTTAACATTCGACATTGGATTGGTCAGTCGCTCTTTGGTCTGACTATCGAATTTTGGATTGGTGAAATTACGCGCAAACATCACAAAGGTCAATCCACCCTTGATCGTAGTTTTGGCTACTTCAATCTTATATTTACGTTTGATCATAGTGACCAATTCATCGACCACATTATTTACAATGAAATCAACATAAGTGCCACCTTGTCGAGTGTTCACCCCGTTGGTAAATGAATTAGTTCTGAACCCATCTTCAGATGGAGCGAAGAAGAAAGCCAGATTATCTGATTTCTCGATCACCGTGGTATCTGAAAAGAGGCCTGCATATTTCTTTAGGTCAGCAACTTTGACTCTTCTCTTATTAAAGGAAAAGGCAATCTCAGGGAAAGCCATCTGTAAGCTGATCAATCGATCTTCTATTAAAGCCACAGTATCTAGTTCAGACAGAGACCCGACCTCGAACAGATCAAAATCTGGTATAAAGGATACCTCTGTATAAGATGTACCACACTTAGCCTTGGCCACGACCTTGACATTGTCAGCACCATCTTTACAATTGACTTGGACCAGATTGTTGCCAGAACATGTCTTTCCAGTGAATTTCTTGGAAAGGAAGTTTGTAGCAGCAGATCCGACACCATTCGTTCCGATCGTCACCCTCTCGTCATCAAAGGAGGTACCTGCATTGACTTGAGTCCAAGCAGCTACAGGCCGTAAGATATTTTTGCCCTGAGTTTCATCGAAGACCTTGTCTTGGGGTATCCCACGACCATTATCAGTTACAGTGACCTGGTCTTCATTTATAGAGACATTGATCTTATTGGCGAACTTGAAATTAGTTCGTATGGCCTCGTCTATAGAGTTATCTAGAATTTCATCGACCATCTTAGACAAGGCAGGAACATACGTAGCCTTCTTCCATTGTCCCAGTACGAATCGTTCCACCTCCTCTATAGATGATGACCCCATATACATTCCAATCCGCTCTCGCACGTGTTGTCGCGCGGTTAGGATACGAAATTCTTCAGGTTTTTGTGTCATAGTACATCCGTTGTAGTCAGCGTTAGCTTTATATATGAGAGGTTATACTATCACAACCAGATCCAAAAGTCAACAACTATGTTAAGTAATTGAACTATAAAGAGAAAAAAAATGTGCGAAAAGTGTTGACAGGGGGTCCAAAACCTGATAGTATGTACAAATCAATTAAGGAAACCGACCACATAGATCAAAAAGTTATATCGATATAACAAAAAGATCTAAAAAAAGATGAAAAAAGTGTTGATTTCTTGCGAAAAACCATTATAATGGTACACATAGATTGAAACTAAAGAGGAAAACATCATGGAATATAACTCAAGTATTTACCCATCGGATTTTGAAAAAGAAGAAAGGGCCATGGCAATAGAATTTGCGTTGGAATCTCGTAAAAACAAGAAGGCTCTTTTGAGCCTGACCAAGACCAAGAGCTCTGACTTCAATCCTTTCTTGGAAGAAGATCGTGTGACCCCTTACAGAGATCTAGCTGATCTCAATGGTTCTTTCAACGGAACTTGGTAATATGGAAATGTGGGTTGGCCTTGCCATCTTAATAGGATTTGTCCTAATTGCAGCTGTCCTTTTGGGAGTTGCTGTGAAATTAGTTAAATTTGCGTTTGACAATGCCATCACAATTGTGATAGTATTACTCATGACATCAATCATTATCGGATTGAAAGGAGCTTAAATGGCTGTAAAATCTCAAGTGATGGGTCCACTCGGTGGCCAACTCGATCTTCATCTTCATGGATACGCACTAGAAGCTATCAAGTTCTTCGCAAAAGAACTTAAAATTGATCGATTCAAGACAAACTTGACTTTACGACTTCATCATAAATTTGTGATGACGTCTGATAATGAGGGTCTGATCGAACCCACTGGAGACCGATCTTTTAATATTGATGTGTGTCTCTATGGTAACTGGTTAGGTACCCTAGCCCACGAAATGGTTCACATGAAGCAATATCTTCGAGGTGAAATAGATTGGCAATTGTCCCAGTGGAAAGGCAAATCTGGTTATGAGGATGTTGGGTACTGGGATCAGCCATGGGAAATTGAGGCTCGAAAGCTTCAAAACAAATTGATGTTGAAATTCGTAGAGGCCTCGTGATGACACAGGCGGAACACGATTTACAAGCTTTGGTTCAAAGGCAGGTATCAGTATTTCAACTGAGCGACACCAGACTAAGAGCTGCATTGATAGTAGCATTACGACAATTTAGAGGACAAAGACGATGAGCGGATCAACACATAACCCGAAAGCATACCTGAATGGTTCTTTTGTTAACTTTGAGCGTAACGGCAAACGCGCTACCGGTTTTGTTTCGGAAGTTTTTGAAGATGGGTTTGCTGTGGACATGATAGTCCACGACGATAAAGGGTTTCCTAAGCATAACACGGATTACACTGTATTCGTAAAGACGAAGGCCATATCTCGATGAGTTTTGCTAAATTGCAAACCCGATTACGGGAAGAGGGCTGGTTTGTAGAGTGGGGAATGCCCTGTTGTCAATCCTGCGCCTGGAGTGATATCCCATCCAAACACGAAGCAGGCCCGTTCGAAGGCCAAGAGGTCGACTTCGACAAGGTGTTGATGAATCATGAGCAAGATTGTGAAGTTGATGATCAGATTGAATGTGAGGCTTGTGAAGGCGAGGGTATGATTGAGAGTTCTGATTACGACGATACTGAACCCGATGAAGATGGCAATGAACAGTACGTCGATTGCCCTGAATGTGATGGTGAAGGTTACGTTATGGATCCAGACTCTAAGAATTTTGAAAATGCTAAATGGTTTCACACGATGTATTGCTTCACACCAGACCATCAGTCAAGTTCCCTTTTCATGTTTTCTAATAGTGATGAGGGCCTCAAAAACCTGAATGATATCTTACCTATTATAGAGGAGTCGGGCTGTGGATATACTTGGAGTGGTTCCGGTAAGTCACGTATTGACATCCATTGGCCCAGAGCCGACTAAGACAGTCAATATAAATAAAACAGGCTCGGAAATTCGCGAGGTCATGGAAGTGACCTTATATGATGCCAGCGGTAGAGCTTACAATTATATAATTTCAGATTTAATGCTGAATGAACTAGTGTGAAGAAAGGTGAAGCTGTGGACAATTATGATGATTCAAAATATGACTTTACCCATCGCTGGTATAAGGGCTCGAATGTCCACAACGATTGGCCCGGTTTCATCCAAGAGTGGAAACCATTAAAAGCAATGGAAATAGGCTCTTATGAAGGAGCTTCTGCTTGTTTCTTACTCGATAACGCCCCCTCTTTACAGCAATTATTTTGCATTGATACATGGGAAGGTAGCTCAGAGCACCAAGATGTCAATTTCATCGATGTCGAATACAAATTTGGTAGAAATATAGTAGACGCACTCGAAGACAAAAATCCAAGACCAACAGTTGTACGACTCAAAGGCCCCTCGCACAGAATGATGAGTGGACTTATGGATAAACACGAAGGTTCTTTTGATTGGATTTATATCGATGGGTCTCATCGTACTCCCGACGTTTTATTAGATGCAATGATGTCTCTGAAACTTTTGAGACCAGGCGGTTTAATGATATTCGATGATTATACGTGGAAACCTCACGATGATATGGATACAGATGTGGAAAGGCCTCACATGGCCATTAATACATTTATTGAAACTCATGTGAGAGAAGTAGATGTAATATTAATGAAATATCAGGTATTCTTACGAAAGAAGCCCGAACAGGAGTAAAATGTGACTGATAAAAATCAATCTCTATATGATGACTTGAGAATTCAAATCATAGAATTGCACAAAGAAAATCGCTCTTTAAGAGATGAAATTGATGCACTTAAACATTCTCTTGCCGAAGAGGTGAAAGAAAAATATAAGTGTTATGAGAAATTAGCAAAGATAACATAATGTTTACGTACGTAACAATTTTTATGATAATCATAGTCATCGCATGCTATATAAGTGTTAAGCGAGATGACGATTGATATGCCTTATTCACATCAAGAAAGAAAAAGGCGTGATATTCGGATAAAGACATTATCCGTATTTTCTATTATTTGTTTAATAGGAACTTTATTATTGATATTAGAGAAAGTGATATGAGTTGGAGTTATAGAATAATTAAGAAAGAAAAGGGTGACGCTGAGTGGTTTGGTATTCATGAAGTTTACTATGACGATGACGGCAACCCTGAAATGTGTACCGAAGATCCAATTACATTAGAAGCAGAGTCTATGAAAGACTTTGATTGGATGTTAGGTCAATTTAAGATTGCAACTAACCAGCCTTGGTTGAATTATAAAGATTTTGGACAAGGAGAATAATTGCCGCCATAGCTGAGTTGGTTTAGCAAAGCACTTGTAATGCTTAGACGTAGGTTCGAATCCTACTGGCGGCACCATTTTAATTCCCTGTTAGCTCAGTTGGTAGAGCAAATGACTGTTAATCATTGGGTCCTTGGTTCGAGCCCAAGACAGGGAGCCAATTTATTAGGAACGGTAATGAAAACTAAAGCAGTTGTGCGACATAACCCTGTAGCAAAACATGCACATAAGTTTAACAAAGCAGTAGTGATGCAGGACAAGAAGCGAGCGGCATCCAAGCGCGCATGTAGAGAGAAAAATAAAAAATAGGAAGGGTATGCAAGTGGCTAAAGCAATCGGTCTGTAAAACCGACCCGCAAGGTTCGCTGGTTCGAATCCAGCCTCTTCCACCAAGCTCGAGAAGTTCTATCTGATACTTTGAATTCAGATTGAGGTCCCGCTGGCAGGCCGGTCGACCAAAATAACAGCGTTCGGTTAGCTACCGTCAAACGAGGTCTGCCATATTTGATAAATAATTATAGCCCTATAGTTTAGATGGCCTAGAACGCTCCGTTCTCAACGGGGAAACTCCGGTTCGAATCCGGCTAGGGCTGCCAATTTTTAGATTATGATGTACCTTAAAGGAGAAGACGACCATGACCCAGACTGAATTACCATTAGGTAGAGCAAACCTAGAAGCACCTTATAACGGTCTGTTCTATTGTTTTATCAGAAAAGCGCTTTTTAGATGGCCGGAATATCATAATTTCTACGTGTCGAGAAACCTATAAATGGAAATGGCTAGAATATTCAATGTCGTTTATAAGCATTGGCAAGATGAAACTAAAGAATTAGAGATTTCCGGTGATATGCCAGACGATCTTAATAATGATGCAAGTGATTTCATCTTCGTGAAACGACACGATGGTATGATTATGGATATTCGACGAGAATCAGTGGTTTCTATTACTCAAACAAAACCAAAACCAGTATAACCCATAAATGCGGGGATGGTGTAAGTTGGCAAACACATCGGTGTCCAAAACCGAAGCTTGCGGTTCAAACCCGTATCCCTGTGCCTATATAAATAGTTGAGAACAAATATATTATGAAAGGTTATTATTACCTCAAAGGTTACTTCAATGATTTGCAAGTATTGCAGATGATTGGCAATGGGCCCGAAGATACAATAGATAATGCACCAGATAAGCATGGTAGAGCTTGGGGTCAAGCAACAATCAGAGGCGAAGATAGGCAGGGAACGATAGATCCATCAATAAGGAATGTTGATATTTACGGCGTTGGCTCAATGATGATGCCAGATCTTACGAGAAGTCTAGGATTTATATTTCGTCAGATTAATGCCAAATATTTTGGTTTTGATATCTTCGATGTTTTTCAGATAGATATGTTGCGTTATAGAGGTGGCGTTGAAGGTTCAGACGATATGTTCTATAATTGGCACATTGATACGGATTATTGGTCCAATCAGAACATACAAAGAAAAATTACGATGATCATACAGCTTTCGGATGAACACGACTATGAAGGCGGTGATCTAGAATTTCAATCTAACAAAATTCTAGAGGGTCATAACTTTAGAGAAAAGGGAAGTGTCATTATGTTTCCTTCACCGTGGTCCCACAGAATAACCCCGGTGACAAAAGGTACACGAAGATCAATAGTAGCTTGGGCAGAGGGGCCCGCATGGCGATAGACTAAAAGGATAATAACCGTGGCATTACAATCATCCGGCGCAATTTCACTATCTCAAATAGCAGCAGAATTTTCTGATTCTGCACCCCACCGCCTAGCAGCAGACTTTTATGGTGCTGCAGCTGGTGTCCCAGGTTCAGGTGCAATCTCGATGTCGAATTTCTATGGTAAATCAGCTGTAGTTGATCCGGTTCCTGCTTATAATAGTATTGATCGGTCCATATCTAGTATAAACGAAGATGGTGCTCAGGTTTGTACATTCACAGTTAATGCTGCAGAACTGGCATCGGGGACGACAGTCGGATGGTCTGTATTAGGTACTTCTACCGCAAATGCCACCGACATTCAGCTTTCATATGATGGCAGTAACTGGTTAGCCGGCGCAAACAGTGGTACGTTGACCTTGGACTTCTCAGCTCAGAATTTCAAATTGTATATCAGGGCACTAGCTGATAATACAACCGAGGGTGCTCAGAACTGGTCATTTCAGTTAGCTGGTACTGATAGTAATTCTGTCTCAACTGGCGGTTTGGCTAGAGGTGTCACTATTAACGACACAAGTCTTGATCCTGCAACATTCCCAACCGGCACAGATGTTACTCGACAATTCGACGGCACATATAACTCTAATACACAAGATGTATCTACCTATGTCACTTATGGTAAAAACACAGGCGACGGCAATCCAGAGGGTAATATATTCTATAATTTCAGAGCAACATCTAGTGGTTGGTCGATCCGAGCAGCTTCGGGCATTGGCCACACTTTTCAGCATTACACTCCCGCTGGCTCCTTAACCAGTGTTCCGACATCACCCACGGCAGGCCTGGATTATCAACCATATACAGCACAGACTGGTACAGTAACACCAGATGCAATCAAGTATA